TAACCGGCGGGGCGGTCCTACCTTCGCCAACGACAGGACGACAGCATGACGACCGCAGGAGACATCATCTACGGCGCGCTCCGGCTGATCGGTCAACTGGCCGAGGGCGAGGTCCCGTCAGCGGACACGGCGCAGGACGCGCTGGCCGCGATGAACATGATGATTGATAGCTGGAGCACCGAGAGGCTCGCTGTCTACGCCACCCAAGACCAGACATTCACATGGCCCGCAGGGCAGGCAGTCCGCACGCTCGGGCCGACCGGCGACTTCGTCGGCCTGCGCCCCGTGCTGCTCGACGACGCCACCTACTACGTCGACCCGCAGGGCTTGGCGTTCATGCCTGCCATCATCAACGAGGCGGAATACAACGCCATCGTCCTCAAGACGGTGACGAGCACCTATCCGCAGGTCATCTACGCCGAGCCGTCGAACCCGAACGCGACGTACTCGATCTACCCGGTGCCGACGCAGGCGCTGGTGTGGCACTTCATCTCGGTGCTGGAGCTGGCGCAGCCCGCGACGCTCGGCACGGAACTGGTCTTCCCGCCCGGCTACCTGCGCGCCTTCCGCTACAATCTGGCCTGCGAGCTGGCCCCGGAGTTCGGCGTCGAGCCGTCGCCGCAGGTGACCCGCGTCGCCATGGTGTCCAAGCGGAACCTCAAGCGGATCAACAATCCGGGCGACATCATGGCCATGCCGTCGGGCATTATGGGTTCGCCAGGGCGCTACAACATCTACACCAACCAGCCGAACTGACATGAAGTCTCCGATCCTCGGCAGCAGCTATGTGGTCCGCAGCGTCAACGCTGCCGACAACCGCATGGTCAACCTGTATCCCGAGGTCATGGCCGAGGGCGGGCTGGAGGCGGCGTATCTGCAACGGTGCCCCGGCCTGCGCTTTATCTCGACCGTCGGCGCAGGCCCCATCCAAGGGCTTTGGTCGAACGGCAACACCGGCTACGTCGTGTCGGGCCAGTCGTTCTACTCGGTCACGCCCGCCGGCGTATCAACGCTGGTCGGCACGATTGAGAACAGCGGCCCGGTGTCGATGGCCGACAACGGCACGCAGTTGTTCATCGCTGCGGACCCCAAGGGCTACATCTACAACTTCGACACCGGCGTGCTGGCCGAGATCACCGACGAGGATTTTCCGGGTGCCAGCACCGTCGCCTACCTCGACGGCTATTTTGTCTTCACGGAACCCAACTCGCAGCGCATCTGGGTCACCACCCTGTTCGACGGCAACAGCGTAGATCCGCTTGACTTCGCCAGCGCCGAGGGTGCGCCTGACGACGTGGTCGGTCTGGTCGCCAACCACCGCGAGGTGTGGGTGCTGGGCACCAACTCGACCGAGGTCTGGTATAACTCGGGCGACGCCGACTTCCCTCTGGCCCGCATCCAAGGGGCTTACAACGAGGTCGGTTGCGTCGCCCCCAACTCGATCGCCAAGCTGGATAACAGCATCACTTGGCTGGGTCAGGACGCCCGTGGACGCGGCATCGTCTACCGCGCCAACGGCTATCAGGCCGAGCGTATCTCGACGCACGCCGTCGAGTTCGCCATCCAGAGCTACACCGACATGACGGACGCGGTGGCCTACTCCTACCAACAGGACGGCCACGAGTTCTACGTCCTCAACTTCCCGCTGGCCGACACGACATGGGTGTTCGACGCTGCGACGCGGGCGTGGCACGAGCGGCGCGGCCTCAAGAACGGCGTGTTCACGCGGCATCGGTCCAACTGCTTTGTCAACTTCAACGGCCTGCTAGTCGTCGGCGACTTCGAGAACGGCAACCTCTACGAACTGGACCTCGACACCTACGCTGACAACAGCTTGGTCCAGAAGTGGCTGCGGCGGTGGCGGGCGCTGCCGACCGGCGGCAACGACTTCAACCGCGCACCACGCCTTGCAACTGGTCTGTGAGACCGGCGTCGGCTTGGTCGGCTACGGAGACGACGAGCTGCTGCTGGTCGAGACAGGCGTCGATCTGCTGGTGTCGGAGGGCATCCCGTTGCTGCTGGGCTACCCCGTCACCGAAGGGGCGGACCCGCAAATCATGCTGCGCTGGTCCGACGACGGCGGGCACACTTGGTCGAAGGAGCACTGGCGGTCGATGGGGCTGATCGGCCAGTCCTCGACGCGCGTCATCTGGCGTCGGCTGGGCATGACCGACAAACTGCGCGACCGCGTCTACGAGGTGTCGGGCACCGCCCCCGTCAAGGTGGCGATCATGGGTGCCGAACTGACCGTGAGCGGCACCAATGGCTGACATCACCTCGATCCCCGCCGCGCGCGTCCCGGTGCTGGAGCCGGGCACGGCGATCATGTCGCGGGAATGGTATCGGTTCCTGTTCAACCAGTTCAGCCAGACCGGCAGCGGCACCACCGACATCTCCATCAGCGACCTTGCCCTTGCGCCGTTCAGCGGTGCCGAGGCCGAGGCGATGATGGACCTGCTGCGCGCCGACGTGCAGGGCCTGCTGTCCGCCCCGCCGCTGGTGCCGCCGCAAGGTTACGCAGGCGGGTTCGCCAACACGGCAACGCAGACGCTGTCGGGCGCGAGCACGGCGAACGCCGTCACGTTCAACACCACCAACTACGCCGCCGGCGTCAGCCTTAACACCAGCTCGCGCATCGGCGTCACCCGCGCGGGGGTGTTCGTGATCTCTGCCACGATTTCGCTGGACAAGACGACCGGCGGCTCGACCTTGGCGTATCTGTGGCTGCGTAAGAACGGCGTCGACGTGGCCAACTCCACGAGCCGGTGGCGGCTGAAAGGCAACGACGACGAGGTGCTGGTCCCGCTGCTGGCGACGCTGTCGCTGACGCATAACGATTATGTAGAGCTGATGTGGGCCGCTGACGACACCAATGTTATACTGAACGCCCACGCTGCGACTGCGTTCGCCCCTGCAAGCCCTTCGGCGCTGTTGAGCATCACACAGGTTGACCAATGACCGTTTTCCTCTCGCCTCTCGCCGGCGCTGGCCAGCAGTTCCTTGACAACTCCGGCAACCCGCTGACCGGCGGGCGGCTTTACACCTACGCGGCAGGCACCACGACGCCGCAGACGACCTACACGTCGTCGACCGGCGTCACGCCGCACGCCAACCCGATCATCATGGACGCCGCCGGGCGGCTGGAGAGCGAGGTCTGGCTGACCGGCGAGGTCGCCTACAAGTTCGTGCTGCGCGACAGCGCGGACGCGCTCATCGGCACCTACGACGACATCTACGGCATCAACGACGTCAGCGCGACGGGTGTGCCGTGGTCGGAGATCACAGGTGAGCCGACAACGCTGGCGGGCTACGGCATCACCGACGGCCTGTCGACTGCGGCTGCGGCGGCGACCTACGCGCCGATCAACAACGCCGCGCTGACCGGCACGACGACGATCCAGGATGCGGCTGCCGCGTCGCACACGGCGGGCTATCTCGACGTGCCGCAGAGCCTCAAGACCGCCAATCACCAACTGGTGCTGGCCGACCGGGGCAAGTCCGTGGTCATGAACGGCTCGTCGCTGACGCTGACCGTCCCGGCCAACGCAGCGGTGGCGTTCCCGATCGGCACGGCTATCGTCGTCATCAACGTCAACGCCACGTCGCTGTCGGTGGCCATCACGACCGACACGATGACGCTGGTCAACACCACGACCACCGGCACCCGCACGCTGGCTCGCAACGCCATGGCCACGCTGGTCAAGGTCGGCGCGACGAACTGGATCATCGCCGGGCTGGGGGTCACCTGATGGCTGGCGTCATCGCCGTCATGGCGGGCCTGAGTGTGCGGACCGGGCCTAACACCGTCATCTTCGACTTCTCGACAGGCTCCGGCTCCGTCACGATCCCGGCTGCGCCGATCAGCGCGGTCATCGAGGTGTGGGGCGGCGGCGGCGGCGGCGGGTTTGGTATCGAGGGTGTCGGCGACAACGGCGGCGGCGGCGGCGGCGCGGGCGGCTACAGCAAGACCACGCTGGCCCTGAGCGGCGCAGACGCGGCCAAGACCATCCTCTACACCGTCGGCGCTAGAGGGACAGGGTCAAACACCCCCGATCCCGGCAACACGGGTGGCACCTCGACGGTGTCGAGCGGGACGTATACGATCACGCCGATGATCGCCTTGGGCGGCGGCGGCGGCACCTCGGACGCCAACACCATTCAAGGTCAGGGCGGCACCGCCTCCGGCGGCTCTGACACCAACACGACGGGCACCGGCGGCGGCTTCCTGACGCGGACAGGCGCTGCGGCCACGTCGGGTGTTGCGGGGCTGCAAGGTGGTGCTGGCGGCGACGGCGGGCTTCCCACCATCGGCGGCGAAACGGGCGACCCAGGCTTGCCGGGGCGGGTCCGCTTCGTCTTCACAATCTAGGAGGGCCGCATGGCCGTTTACGTTCGCGTCCTGATCCCGTCGAAGACGGCAGAGGCTACCCAGACAACGCAATACACCTCTACGGCGGTGACAACGATCATCGACAAGTTCACGGCCACCAACTACAGCGCCAGCGCCGCGACGCTGTCAGTCAACCTCGTGACGTCGCTGGACAACCCCGGCAACGCCAACCTCGTCGTCAAGACGGTGTCGATCCAGCCGGGCCAGACCTATCTGTTCCCGGAGCTGATCGGCCATGTGCTGCTGCCGGGTGGGTTTGTCTCGACGATCGCGGGAACGGCGACCGCCATCAACATCCGCGCCAGCGGGAGGACGATCTCGTGATCGAGGCGCTGGAGGACCACTTCACCAACACGCTGGACCTGCCGCCCGCCGCCGTCGACTGGCTGCTGGACCTGTGGCAGGTCATCCAGGTGTTCGACGACGCCCACGACGGCGACCCGATCGACAACGTGATGCCTGCGCTGTGGGCCTCGCTGGTGTCGATGCCGGGCAACGTCTTCTATCAGGCCAACGCCGCCGCCTTGCAGGCTGCGGTCGCCACCGCCATCCTGAAATGGCACGCTGCCAACGAGGCCGAGGACGGCGGTGTGGCTGACGAGCGGTCGTTCGTGTGGCGCGCGGCCTACTACGACGTGGTGCTGCTGGTCGTCCTGCTCTGCCACGGTCAGGCCGAGGCGCTGCGGCTGGCCCCCGCCGTGATGCTGATGTATGGTGAGCCGTTCGCGGCCTATCGGGAGGAGTTCCCCAATGCCTAATCCTATGGTCGCCGTTGCCGGGGCACAGGCCGGT